TGCGAGCTTATTATTAAACTCACCCTCTGTGGTGAACTCCACGCCCTCTGCGAGCGATTTCATTTTGCCGATTTGTACTTCGGTTAGACCTTCACAAATCTTGCGAATTGCTTCGTGCTTCTTTGCTGCATTAAGTTCTTCAGTTAATGAAGCGATCTTTTGAGCAGCTTCTGTTGTAGATTGAGTCATTGATTCCTCAAGTTCTACAACCTTAAGTGCTAGTTCTTCAGCAACATCGACTTTCTCGTCTGGGATTTCGATGTAGTGTTCAGCAAATAGATTCTTTAGACCGCCGATGAAATCATCAACGAGTTCAGCGCGAAGTCCTGATTCAATTGCAACTTCGTTGTCTTGAACCCATTGTTCAACAACGTAGTTTAGATATTGATCAACTTGCTCTGATAGTTCGTTTTTAATTGCTTCGACTGATTCTGATAGGATTGTTTCGTTATCAACCATCACATCTTCGATGATGGATTCAACACGTGATTGAACAGCAGCTTCGAAGATCGTTGTTGCTTTCGTGCGGAACTCTTCAGAAAGAGATTCGCCATTGAATAGCGCATCGACATCTTCCTTCATTGAACCCTTATGCTTGGCAACCATGCCCTTCATCATTTCTTTCTTTGCTTCAACAAGTTCTTCTTCAGAAACTTCTGTTGCAACTTCAGAAACGACTTCAGCTGTTTCAGCGGCAACTTCGTCCGTTGAAACTTCAGTTTCTTCTTGTGATGCTTCAGCAACGACTTCTGCAGTTTCGGAAGTTTCAGTTTCTTCCATAGCCTGAGTCTTTGCGACCTTTGCATCGCCCTTTGCAGCTGGTGCTTCAGCCTTTGTTACTGCAGCTGCAGCTTTCTTTCCAACTTCACCACCATCTGGATTTTCTGTGGTAGCACCGCCGAGATCTGCCATCTCTGCGTCTGGTTTCTGCATTGGATCTTTTGCAGCATTCATTGATGCTTTTAGAATTTCAGCAGCGGATTCTGATAATGTCTTTGCCATTGTAGTTAAACTCCTAAAGAGGTAATATTATTTATAAAATTTAAAGTTTTGACACAAAATTCTCAAAGATCTTCAATGAGATTTCGTCAATTTGCTTCTGCTTTGCATTCTTAATTTGGTTATAATATGCGTTGACATCTAATTCTTTTACAACGCCATTATCCCAAACCCACTCTTTACCTTCCATAATACCTTGAACGAAAGCACCTGGTGCGGATGGATCCGCTACAATATCAGCCGCTGTGGCTAGATAATAATCATCTTGAACCACGTTAACACCGTTCACTTCTTTAAGTGAACCCATTCCACGTGACGAGACACCTAGAGTTGCACCGCCTTCCATAAGGGATTTTGCGATTTTACCCATAGGTGTTTCAAGAATTTTTGCCTTACCAATCCATTGATTACCTTCTTGTTTCAATGAAGTGATTAAATGTGATACGCGATCTAGATTGATCGATGGGGAATCTGGATGACCCAATTCACCGAATGCGCGATTCTTCTGAACGTATTCTTCGTTGTATCGCTTTACTTCTTTTGCAAGAGTATCAGTCTTATACATACGACCGTTCTTATTTTTCATTTCTGCGACGAGAAATGGACCTTGAATGAAGAGAGTCTTCACACCGTTCTTTTCTTCGGTGATCAATTTAACTTCTTCAACTGTTTCGGTGATTAACTTCATTTATTTTAGCCCCAATGATTTACGTTTTACTAATGAACGTTTTCTTTTTATTAAAGCACGTGCAAGTTTGGCTTTTCTTTTTAACTTACCTTTACGTTGTCCAAGTTTTCTTCGACGACTTTCAGCAGGTGACATACGAATTAACTTGCCACCACGGATTGTGTAACCCTTTACAGCAGACACAACCTTTCTACGCTGAACCTTGCCGCCTCGAACTCGTGCACGAATAATTTTCTTTCGTCCCATTTTCTGGACGTTTGCTTCAGCAACAATTTCTCTTACAATTTTTGATACAATGCTCATTCGTCACCAATTGTAAATTTGACTCTGCTTAACGCAAAATGTGCTGCTTTTTCAAAACCTTTTGGGCTTGTGAGCATATCAGCAAACTTCTTTTTATTCTCATCATTCAATGCACCATGCACCATATGAATGGCTTTTGCTGCACCATGACTGACTTTTAATTTTGATCCATCAGCAAACTTCATATGTTTTGCTGATGCTTTAGGTTGTTCTTGTTGCGCATATGCTGATACTTGTTCAATGCTTTCCATCATATCTTCATGATCAACTTCTTCAGCTGTTACATTTGGAACAATCTCAGGAAGTTGTCCTTGCTTATATGGAACGCTAAATGTGATGCCAAGTTTTTCATGAACATACAACGCAACACGTTGACCATCTGGGAAAATACGAACACCCTTACGCTTTAGCACAAGCATCATTGGAGGATCGATACTTTCGTTGATTGATTCTGAGAGTTGTTCTTTATCTAAAATTTCAACGCTGTTCATCAAATTTCTTCGAACAGCTTGGAATGCTTGTTGTGAACCAAGAGCTGCACTTGATAGCCCTGCATTATACTTTGCAATCACATCTCTATGTGGTTTTGATAATCTTGCAACATCACCAACTTTTTGTTGACGAATAAGCGCAACTTTAAGTTGTGGCAATTCGCTAGACTTTAAAAGTCCAGCACGCACAAGAGCTGAAATTTTTGCCGAATTATCCTTCAGCGGATTCGGTGTCGACGCCATCGGTGCTTCCGTCAACTTCGACTTCAGTTGTTTCAACTTCATTTGTTGGTTCTTCTGTGTTTAAAATTGTTGATGCAATTTCTACTTTCTTAACTTCAAGCGCATCAGTGACACGTGTTGCAATTTCAGAGTTAAATGCAGCCGCAACAGCTTCTTTATCTCCCATCAAAGCAGCATTAACGATATCTAATGACGACATAATTATCTCCAATTATTTAGTAATTTGTTGAAATATTGAATTAATGTCTGATCTGTTTACTGGCAATTCACCAGTAGAGACATTACTTGTTGGCACATTCGCAGTTGTCATGTCAGGCGCAGAAACTGTTGGTTCCCCAGCCTGTTCTTGTTCAATTTCTTCTCCCATCTTTTCAACATCTTCCTCGTTAAGATGAAGAACATGTTTCTTAACCCATGCTCTAGAGAAGTATGTGCCGACATATGGATCAACTTGATTGAGCAATTGAATTCTGGAAGTCATCAAATCGGCTTCCTTCAATTCAATGAAGTTGTTATCTTTCAAGAAGTCATAGTGAATCTTTTCTTTTAATTCTTCCCACTCATCAAGAGAGCAAATGCCCTTAAGAGCAAGTTGACGCGAGAGCAATTCATCAAATAAAGTGCTGAATTTTGAACGTAAACGATCAATAAACTTACTGAATTTCAATTCGTCTCGTGTGATCTCTGTTGCACGACCCAAAGAGAATGTTGTCTGAGAATCTAAACGTGATGATGGGACGTTCAATGCTTTATATAACTTCTTTTCGAAGTAATTGACATCAGACAATTCACCAAGATTTTGTCCAGCTGGAAGCGTTGTGATTTCAGTTGACTTGCCTTCACCACGACGTGGAATCCAAAAATCTTCCATCATTGACATAAATTTGCGGTCATCTTTAACTTCGCCAGTTGCCGAGTCATACACAACTTTGTTACGAAACTTTGTCATGATATCACGAAGATATTGTTCTGCTTTGACTTTTGGCATGTTGCCAACATCGATGTAGAACACACGGCGTTCTGGTGCACGTGATAAACGATAGATCACAACAGCGTCTTCAACCATTCGGAGCTGATTGAGTGGTTTGATTGCTTTGTGTAGATGTGAAAGTACAGTATTTTTCTTTGGATCTAACAAACCAGAATTCACATTGACGATTGCATCAGTTGCAATCTTTAATCCTGAATCCTGTGTTGAATTGGTGATCATGCTTTGACCTTGCGCCAAAGCCTTCTCATTGTAAACGTAATATTCTTGAATGCCAGCGTTTACTTCGATCCCAGTTCTTGGATCTTTTTTCTTTACTGCAACACGAACCTTTTT